GAAAAGGGAACGTTGCCGCTCAGTTCCATCTGGCGCAACTTCTCGTGGTACTTCAGCTTCAGGTTTTGCATCCACGGCGACACGTGTCTCCGCCGGTGGCGACGGCGCTTCTCGCTCCGCCTCTTCCTTTTTGTCATCGCTCTTGTCCTCCTTCGGGAACTCGAGACGCGCCAGCTTCCGCAGTGGCTTCAGCTGCTCCTTCCGGAGGATCCAATCCGGGTGACCGAGACAGCGGCCGGATGTGAGAGAGAACTCCGCGGTCGCCACGATCGGAACGCCGCCCCAGCTCACCATCACTCGCAAGCGAGAGCTGAACCGGACGAACTGTTCCTCTCTCTCCTCCTGCGGCTCGGTCGTGCGCCGATAACCGGTGGCGCCTCGAGCGAGACGCCCTGCATCGTCCGTCTCGCGACCGACGACCGTCCAGCGAAGGATCTTGATCGTGTCGTCCATCAGCTCATTCTTTTCTGGCTTCTCGCGTCTCAATCTCTGAGACGAGTATCTCTTTCCACTCCTTTAGCCTATCGCTCCGGAATAGTTTCCCGAGCACACCGGTGTCTGCTGCCGCCACCTTCGCCATGAGCACTCGCAGCAGGAGTTCCGAGCCGCGCGTCGGGAGCGGACGTTCCTCCAGCGGTAACTTGTTAATCAACAAGTGTCGTTTGTCTTCGCGCTCGACGTACCAAAGGGCCTTCTTCAGATCCTCTACCTCGTCGTTCTTCAGCCCAGCGCGCCACACATATTTTGTGGCGTTGCCCATGTTGAACGTCATGTACTCACAGAGTTCGATCGCCTCGAACCCGCTCGGGTGCGAGTTGTAGTGCTTCGGCCTATCCACCACGTCGAATTCTTTAGACCGTTCCATCGCCTCGTTCCTTTGCTGCGAGCAGCATCTCCCGCACCTTGTCTGACAAGACCGTGTAGCGGCGGTCGTAGTCTTCCATCATCTCTGCATCTCCGCAAAGCATGACCGCGACTGCTGCGTCGACCACATCGCGCTGCAACGCAAATTTTTCTTCGTACGCCGCGCACATGTTACCAAGCTGGTCACGCTCATCCGTAAGCTTCGTCGCTTCGTCTGCCGCCTGCCCGATGAGCTTGTTCGCAGCGTCGAGCGCGCCTATGTAGTCCGGCACGTCCGTGACATTCAGCTGCCAGCACACCTTGTGCAGGCCCTTCTGGGCGGTAGTCCCAAAGGTGTCCCGGAGACGCACCAGGAACTGGACTGGCTTGCCCACCGTCTTATTGGTGAACAGATTCGTCCCCTGTCGGGGAAGCCCGCAGAAGAGGCACGCACACCAGACGTCCTCACCGACAGCGGCCGTGACGGGAAGGGTCAGCAGCCATCGCTGGCTGCTGACCACTTCGGCTTCGGGCTCACCGAGCTGTTTCACGTCTGCATCCACGGCTGCGGAAAGAGATTCGGCCAGCGCTCCTTGCAGCTCTTCTTCCACTTCCGAGCGAGCCGGAGGTACTCGAGATCTGCCGCCTCATGGTCCCGCTCCTTGAACATCTTCGCGAGCGCGATGGGATTCGATGTCCAGATGAACGAGGTCTCGCAGGCGTGAGAGAGGTACGGGCTCGCGCTCTCGAAGATGCGCTTCCGGTCCATGCCCGTCGGGGGCTTGCCGTGGGCGGCGGCGAACGCCTCCGTGCGGCGCAAAATGTACCGCATGTACGCATCGTAGTTTCCCTGCATCTCACTCCTAAAGTGTCCGATCTCAGCATCGTTCTCCAGGATCGCCGGGTGCGCGATGTAGCAGCCCGAGTGCTCCACGTACCGCGTGGACTCCTGAGAGGGGGAGCCTTCCTCAGTACGGTCCGCACCGACGTAGTGCCGAATGAGCTCGTGGGAAACGCGACGCGAGATCCCTCCGATGAAGAAGCTCATCTTCGCGTGGTACATGATCGAACCGTGCGGGACGTCGCCGGCCTGCGTGTTCGCGATGTACTCCGCGTTCGTCTTCTTCCCGGCCTTGAGCCCGAAGGAGTCGTAGCACTTGCGTCCGGCGAGTTCGACGAGGAGTTCATTCCCTGAATGCCGATGCTGCCCGGTCGTGTCGTCATGGAGCTCGTGAGGGAAGAGATACATCCAAGAATCGTGCTCCCCCGGATCGTACTGGTCTGGCATGCACTCCGGACGACGGGCACGCACCCACTCCGCCATCTGTCGGATTCCACGCCCCTGCAGATTCATCTCCGCGATCACTGCCACCACCGGTTCTTCAGTCAGAATTTTGAACGTCATTTCAAATACTCCTTGTCCCACTTTCTTCTCAGACCTTCTCGCAACTCTTCGACGCCGATCCGGTGACCGACGGCTTCATCAAGCACGACCACCGACCAGCTCGTCACCGTGCACCGAGCAACGTCGATCAGGTACTGCACTCGTCGGAACTCGGCAGCTACACCGTGGCGCCTACCGAGAGCGTACATCGCGCACATGCCGATGAGCGCCGACATGACGATGGTTGCGTCATATACGTCGGAGCTCATTCCCACTCCTTCCGCCAGCCCTTGTGCTTGCCATCGTGGCCCTTCTCGTGGGTGCACCAGATGGACGTGATGCCGTTCTTGAACGTGTACACCTCTCGGCACTGCACCCAGCGCTTCGGAGCGTCCGGAGGGAATTGCCGGACATCTTTCGTGCCGTGGAGCTTCAGGCCATGCAGCGCTGCGAGCTCTTTGCCTGACAGATATTGCCCGGTCGCTTTCTCTTCCGGACTCGGGGGATGCCATACGACTTCGAGCCGTCCGATGTTTCCGTCCATGTAGAACTGGGCGCCGCTGGCACGGGCATCGAACCAATAGATCTGCCAGTCGACTCCGTAGACCCCCCCGGAATCCTTGTCGGTGATGAGCCAACGTTCGATGTCTCCCGTCGGGGCGCGGACGCTGCTCATAGGGACGGCACCGTGAGGTACATCGTGAACGAATCCACTCCGTCATCAGGCCCACGAGTGGTTCGTTTCGACCACTGTTGTGCGAACTCCTCTTCCCCCAGGTACCGCTCCATTGCATCCTTGTAACAGAGCGTGCATTCGCGCTTCAGGGAATGACTGCACCGGGCCTCCCGGATGAATTCGATAGCGACTCTCATGGCGCGCCCTCGGAGAGGGTGTGAAGCGGGCAGATCCAGCCGTTGCCTCGCTGTTGCCATCCCAAGTGCTCGAGATCGGCGTCTGTTGTCCCCATCGGCACGGAGACTCCATGGCCCTCCGTTGTGAATTTCGGGGCCAATGGATGGCAGTACCGATCGTAGTGTCTCTCACCAGTCTCTTCGTCCGTCCACTCGAGTGAGCGAAGAACCGCCATCAGCAAGCCTGCTTTCTGAAGTGCGTGAGGAACCATTGGATGGCCTCTGGGCTCGGCAGGACACCCTTGTCGATGCACTTCAGGATCTCGCCGGCGTGGTGCGAGATGGCCCACTCGGACGGAGCGCAGCTGGATGCGAGGCGACCCAGGAACTCACGTTCGTTCTCGTTGAGGATGAGTTCGTTCATGGTTTGACTCCGAGGAGCTCACGGAGCTCTTCCGAGCGGGCTCGCTTGCCGGCGGCGTAGGCCTCCTCCAGAAGGCCAACGATTCTTTCCGCGTCGGACGCCCAATGCTTTCCGTCTTCAGTCAACACCTTCTGCGCCCAATCGTTTGTTGGCTGCAACAGGTGCACTCCGTTTGCATACTGAGGCAAGCCAGGACCCCGCATCTTCACCACAAGGCCGAGTGCATCACTCTCCACCGTGAATCTGTACTTCGGTTCGGCCATCAGCAGTCCCTGCTTCCGACGTAGTGCCGTCCCAGCTTCACTATCAGCTCCGTGACCGTGCTCGACACGAGCGTAGCGCCAGGCTCGTCAGGACAGGAGACGGTGCCATCCGGATCCGTCCACAGCTTGAGCGACTTCTCCGGCGGCAGCTCGCGCCATCCCCATTCGTCCTCCCTGAGTCCTGGGTCCCCCATCGCCTCGATGTACACCTTGGTCGCGTCCTCCGGGCTCTCGGCGATCACCCAGTCGTTGTCGTTGTCGTACATCTTGAGCGTCATCGGACCATCCTCGCGCCGGCAAGCGCGTTAGCGAGAGCATCGCTCGCGTGTTCCTTCATCACCTCTGGGCAACCGCTCACCACGGCGCGCACCGCGCGGGCGACCTGCGCCTTCGAGGCGTTGTTCTTGATTCCTACGAGCACCTTCTTCGTCTGCGCGGGGCTCGGCTCCACGAAGCGACACCCGAGGTCGTAGGCGAAGGCGCGCACGAGGCCCACAACCTGTTGCACCTTGAGCGCCTCCGCATGGGTCTCTCCCGTGCGACGCTTCCCCTCGTGCGTCCCAGACTGCTCCTCACACGCTATCACGCAGTCGCCGATCTTGCGCCCGCGCCACGGCTCGATGGGCATCTCGTGCAACGCACGATAGACCGCATAGAGCCGCTCATGAAACGCAAGCGACGGAGGCGTATGCACCGTCTCGGAATGGACGCAACGCCACCGCTGGTCCGCGGCGCGCGTAATGATCCCGAGGCCGCAGTTCGCGTACCCAGGATCGACGCCGAGCGCGAGCTGGATCACCTCAATACACTCCGCGGCCGCGATAGTTTTTGTCGCAGGCGCGTTCTGCGATGAAGACGCTCGATTTGATGTGACGAGCGGGAAGCTCCAATATCTCCTGCAGTGATTCCTCGAGAGCCAGCACACGCACCATCTTTTCCTTGCACGCCTCGATGAGCGTCCATGAATCCCCGGGGCGATCATCCGTGTCGACGCCCAAGATCTGGCACGCATCCTTCACATGAGCGTGAAGGTCATCGAGCTGCTCCTTCAGATGCGCCACCTGATTCTCGAGTTCTGTGATGCTGTTCACGAGCGGGAGGTCCTTTCCCAATTCTCTTGAGCACGTTGGCCCGCTTTGTAGTTCTCCACCGTCAGGTCCTGTACCATGTACTCAGGTTCGCAGGTGCACCGCTCGGGCGTGCAAGCGTCGTCGTGCATGATGGTCAGGTGCACGGCCTCCCCATCGAACGTTCCGGCAGCAACTGCAGCCTCGAATTCAGCCCGGTTCGCGAATCGAACCGGGCTCATATTGCGCTCCCGGGCAGCGCCATCTCATCAGGCTGGATCATTTACGGCTCCCGACTTCTTTACCTGTCTGGTACGCGCGCATCAGAAGGACAGCTAGCTCTTTCTGCATCGTCGGACTGAAGTAGACCGCGGTACAGAGCATCGGGCATTCGTCCTCGACGCCGTCCCGCAGAATCACCTGCAGAGCCTCTTCGTCTTCCCCCGGTCGCTCGCTCATTCGAGTCCGTCGCTTTCGTGCTCGACGCCTGGAACGGGAGGCACCGGGACCATCTCGTCCAAAAACAGCTTCAGCTCACGGAGCCGCTCATGTAGCCATGGCACATCGGTCTCGTTAGTCACTTCGAGCATGACCGCCAGGCGGTCGCTCGAGACCGAGATTGTTGCCTCCCCCGTCCAGCGCAGCGCCCGAATGATTCGGAGAGCTCCGAGCATCTTCGTGGGATCCGTCGCCCAACCCTCCTCCCACCACCAGGGCGTCATGTCACCCACGAGGGTGTTCACCCCAAGTCTTGCGGCGAGCGCTTTCGGCATCGGCTAGCCATGATAGCCAAGCCGGCTAGCACGTCAACCGGAACCTACGCGGCGAGCCAGATGGCTGCGTCATGAAGCTCTGGCGGCGGGTGCGGCCAGAATGCCTTTTCTCTGGCGGTGAGGCCAGAAATGGCGATGGGCGCGCCGGCAGGCCAGCAGCCCCGGCAGTAACCCCGTTTCGTGAACGTCCCGCAGGCGACCGCGCGGCGCTTGTGCTTCCAGCACTTCACAGCGCGTTCCGCCCGTTCGCTACGAGCACTTCCTCGATATCGGTGACCTTGCTCGTCGGGGTGTGCCCCGGGTCGAAGACCACCAGCCGGTCCCAGTCGTCTCCGTCACCGGGCTCCGCAACGTGCCACCCGATGTTCCCCCGGTGCACGTCGCGGAGGTACACGCGGTTCGATGCGAGCATCGAGAGAGACTCTCCGAGAGGCCCCGCAATCGCGCCACTGAAGTACCGGTTCAGGATGCGCTCGATCTTCGTCTCAATCTCGTCCGAGTGCCGCTGGTGCCATTCCCTAGCGGCACCCTGGTACTGCGCGAGGCCGTAGATGGCGTCCGAGAAGTCGACCGGCAACGGTTTGCCGTCGCTGACCTCTCCGCCGCCAAGCTTGCTGAACTGACCGGTGCCCGGGAGCTGCCCGAGCTTCGCAAGCGAGAAGTCCGTGTAGTCGCCGCCCGCCTTGTACACCGGAGCGACGGACTCCCTGACGATCGCCCACACTTTTTTCTTCCGGCCACCGTACGGGATATCCGGAAGGATCCGGGTGATGCTCTTGATCTCCGGGAACCCTCCCTCGCCGTACCGCTCTTCTTTCATCAGCCCCACGATCTTCGACCAGATGGGACCCTCCGTCGGGTCGATGCTGAACTTCACGACCCACGGCGGGGTGCTGTCGAACACGCACCCGAAGTGACCGCATCCGAGCATTGCACCGAGCGGCACACCGAGAACCTTCTCGAGCGCATCACGCTTCGTGAGCAGCGCCTCGACCCAGCCCTTCTTGCGACTCATTCGGCGCGATCCACTGCTGGGATTTCTCGCACCGTGTGCTTGCCGTTCGCGCACGGCGGGTGTCCGGCTTCGAGCTTGTTCAGCTTAGGATCCATCCGACACGAACGGACGCAGGCCTTCGCATCAGTGCGCGCGGTCGCTTCGTAGGCGTACGGGTAGTGCCTGACGTTGCCGTCTGGACACACGATCTGCCACCACGAGAGCGCCACCGTCAACGCCGCGTGTTGACAGCGAAGTGGTGGGCCGAAGCGTAATGCTCACGCGGAGATTCCGGATCGAATGGCCGCTCGTCGTACTCGCGAGCCATGCGCTGCACTCGCGGAAGCCCGCGCTCCTGCGCGGCGCGGGATGCCATCGAGCGCCGCGGAGGCGGGGGAGGCGGGCGACGCGGATGACCCTCGTTCTCGAGATACGCGAGCTCCACCGGATCCGTCGGCATCTTGCGACGGGGGCGAGGTGATGGATCTTCCGCACGAATCCACTGAGCCCGATCTGCAACACCAGCTCCGAACTCGATCATCGCTTCCGACGGAGTGAACCCGACCTGGTACAGCCGCCGCCAGTACTCGCTGTCCTGTCGACGCGCCCCCACCTCGGACAGCTGCTCGTCCACAGCGCTGCACCAACGCTGGTAGCTCACCGTCTGCCGGTTCTCGAGCAGCTCGGCACGCGGCTCCATGAACGCCTGGCGGAGTCGCTCCTGGCGCTCGGCGTGCTCTTCCTCGCGCTGCGCCGGAGGCACGAGGGCTTGTTCGAGTGCCGCTCGTTCGTCAGCCGGCATTCGGTGCGCCGGGAGCCGGGCGAGGAACTCATCCTCGGCGAGGACGAGTGCAATCTCGAAATCCTGATCGACGTTCTCGCCGCGCGCCTCTCGGTTGCTCACCGAGATCTTGAATCCGATGTCGTTCCGATCCACCGGCGCACTCATGAACGTGATGCTCGCGGCGTGCTCCGAGAGACACTCATGCACTCGCTCCGAGAACTCTGGATTCACGAGGCGCTGTTTGTATCTCGCGCCCATCGCCTCGCAGAGACCGGTCTCGAAGTCTGGAGCTATGAATTTTTCACCGGGGTCGACCGTGAACTCGAAGCCAACATCGACCGGTTTGATGTCGACCGCCACGTTCCCCTTCGTCAACCACTTGAGCACCCGATCCTGAAACTTCGGGTCCAGGTCGTACAGCGTGACATCGTCGCGGTCGGTCTTCTTCGCCATCGGGGGAGGGCTCGGGGTCAATCAGCGTCTTCGAACATATCGTACTCGTCGAATTCCGTCCGGGCAAGACTGTCAAAACGCACGCATTCCTTGGAAAAGGCGACCTTGTGGATCCCTGTCGGGCCCTGGCGCTGCTTGCCGAGGATGATCTCCGCGATCCCCTCGAGCTCCGGATCTTCGTCGTACATCTCAGGCCGGTACACGAACATCACCGTGTCCGCGTCCTGCTCGATCGCTCCTGACTCTCGCAAGTCCGAAAGCTGCGGGCGCTTGTCCGTGCCCTTCCTCGACTCGACGCTGCGGTTCAACTGCGAGAGCGCAATCACTGCAACGTCTTCCTGCTTCGCGAGCAGCTTCAGGTGCCGCGACGAATGCGAGACCTCCTGCTCGCGATTCGTCTGACGACCGCCACGCGGCGGCTCCATGAGCTGGATGTAGTCCACAACCACGACGACGAGTTCTTCGCAGGCGTCGCAGTCGGCACGCTTCGCCGCAATGTCGGCCTTCAGCTTCCGGACTCGAGCGCGGATCTCCGAGATGGTGATCCCGCCCGTGTCGTCGATCCAGATCGGAAGCTTCTCGAGATCCCCGAGCGTCGTTGCGATCTTGTCCCAGTGGTTTCCGATCTGATTCGGTGTCCGGAACACCTGAAGCGGGATGTGACTCTCCGCCGACAGAACCCGCGTCACGAGCTGCGTGTCCGGCATCTCGAGCGAGAACACCGCGGCGCCTTTCATCTGCCCAGCAACCTTCACGACGATGTTCATTGCGAACGCCGTCTTCCCTGAGCCCGGGCGTCCCGCGACGATGTACAAGTCGCCCTTGTGAAGTCCGCTCGACGCAGCGTCGATTTTCTTGAAGCCCATCGGGATGCCAGTGATGGCATCCCCCCGCTCGCTCATGAGCTGCAGCGCCTTGTACGTCGCCTCGAGCGAGTCCCGGATAGGAATCAAAAACTTCGTCTGCTGCTGGTGAGCAATCTCCCCGAACGCCAGCTCCGCCTCCTCGAGCAACGCCTGCACTTCGTCGTCCGGGACGGGAGCTGACTTGATGTACGCTGCGATCGTCTCCGCTTTCTTCAGCATGAGCCGAAGGCGGTAGCGTTCACGAACGATCTTCGCGTGCTCCTGCACGTGCAGCACGTACGGCGCGTCGACGAGCTGCGTGAGGTACTGCGTGCCTCCGACCTGCGCGAGCCGACCACTCGACTCGAGCTGGCGAGCAACCGTGATGATATCGATCGCGTGTCCCGCTTCTCGGAGTTCCACGATGCCGTCGAAGATTCGGCGGTTCGCGTCCGAGTACATCATGTGCGGGCCGCACGTCTCAACGACTTCGTCGTAGCGCTCCGGTGCGTTCATGATTGCCGAGAGCACTGCCTGCTCGGCGTCGAGATCGCTCACCAGCTTCGCGTTGCGAAGCGGGATTACTTCTGCTTCCGCCATCGCCTGTCGTCTCCGTCGATCTCGATTCCGAGAGCGCCTCCAAGGAGCCGGCTTGCAGCTCGAGGTCCGAGCGTCGCCGTAATCTCGTCGGGCCCGGTGTTGGTCGTCATGATGGTCGGGAGCCCGTTGCTCCAGCGTGCATTGGAAATCAGATTCATCTGTTCTCGCACCCAGTCGGTCGTACGCTGCGCTCCGAGATCATCGAGCACCAGGAGGTCGGTGCGGCAGGCCTTGTCGATGAGTCCCCGGTGTTCCGGTTCGTCGTACGAACGCCGAACTAGCTCCAGGAACTCCGGAAGGTACGTGAAGAATGCCGAACGCAGTCGGTGACGACGAAGGAGCTCCGCGAGCACGCTCACCGCGAGGTGCGTCTTTCCGATCCCGAAGTTCGTTCCGGTGATGAGCAGATTCTTCGACGTCTCACCGCGCTTGAAGTCCGCCGCGTACTTCTCACCGCGCTTCTTCGCTCTCCGCTGCAGCTCGTTGGTTGCCTCGAAATCGGAGAATCTCGAGCCCACGAGTTTCTCGCCGACACCAATCTTCCGAAGGCGCTCACGCAGAAGATGTTCCGACCAGCGAGAGCACCATTCGAGTCGGAGTCCTTTTTCTAGATCCCAGCACGGAGCTTTACCTCGATCGGATTCGTACTCGCTCGCGCAAGCGCCGCCGTGCTCGGGACACTTCGCGCAGAGTTTCAATCTCCGCTGAGCTATCTCGAGAGCACCGTCGGTCGTCGTGTTCACGAATTCTTTGAGACTCGTCTTCTTCGGAAACAGCGGAAGTAGTTCGGGCCCGTACTCGTCGGCTACGAAAGCCTGCACGTCTCGGCCGTGTGCATCTCGCTCGATTTGTTCTTCACGCGCTCGCGCCATCTCTCGCGAGCGCGCAATGAAATCGTGAGCCGCGCTTCCGATTTGCTTCATGCTTCTTTCCCCTCGTCTTCGTCGTCATCGTCAGCGAACAGCATGCGAGCGATCGGACCGTCGAAGCCGTTCGACGTAGACGGCACGTACGGCGCCGTGGATGCCACGACGCTAAGCTTCGGTTGCGTCGCTCGCACCCGCGTCTTCGACATCACCGCGGCGTCAATGAAACTGCTCAGTCTGGCATCCCATCGGCTAGGGGCCGCTGGACCCCAACCCTTTTGCCGAAGCTCCATGACCGTCGCGTCGTACTCGCTGGGGCTCAGCCCCCTCGCCTTGGCGTACAGCTCGTGGTCCGCGAGCGGCTCGTAGTCATCGGCGCTCACCGGCGCGTTCAGGATGTCCCCGCGTCGCCTCGGTGGGCTCGGGAGTGGGTCCGAACTGGCTCCCGGATCTTCGTCACGCTTCTGGTTCTTGTTCTGAGAAGATCCAGCTACAGAACCAGTACGGCTAGGCATAGCTAGGCTAGGAGTGACGGTTTTGACTGGTCCCGTGACGGGGGAGTCCTGTTTCGTGATGATACCGTCACGTTTCGTGACGCTGTGCTGTGGTCGCCCATTTACTCCGTCGGCCTCGTTTGCGTCTTCATCGTCGTCACGAGACCGGTCCTTAGCGTCACGTTTCGTGACGGCCGGCTCGGTGTCTGGTAGGCCACGACGTCGGAGATCCCGGCGTTTCGCGCGGTACTCCCTCGAGCGGAACTTCTCGCTGTGGACCGCCTCTTGTGCCTCGATAAACTTAATGATCACCAACTGTTGGTCGATTATCGCCAGCACTTTGTGCTTCAATAGCTTCGGGAGGCCGGTTTCCACTACATGAAGAGGAAGCCGGGTCACGGCCTTCACGGCCTCCTCCACGGTGTTCCCGTCCCCGAAGTCGAGGACTCCTGCGCGGTCAACCTTGCGCATTAGAAGGACAAAAACGCACTGACCGTCCCATTCGAGACATTCCCAGGTCGCGGTGTCGCGCGTGTAGACGCGAACGTATCGTTCGTCGCTGAAATCCAATGTGGCGCTCCGTCAACCCTCTGAAACGAGGGGAATCAAGCGACTTTGGACTCAGGGACTTCTTGGCTTTGGGGGAGCAGGCTCTTCGCGTACGCGCGGAGTGCGCGACGGAGGACGTCTGATTTGCTGAGTTTTTCGGTGGCGCTGAGCTTGTTCAGGAGCTCGAGATCATCCGAATCCAGGAGAAGGGTCAGTTGCCGCTTTGGCTCGGTGTCTTCCATGGGATCTCCGCCTTTAGCAAGATGATCGCACCATGGTCAAGCAATGGTGTCGCCATGGGACGCATTTGTGTCCTACATCGACTCACTTCTCCCAGGGCAGTTTCACTTTGGCGGCTGCCGCGCGCTGTCGCGCCTGCTTCTCGGGGTCCATCTTCGAGAAGATGTTCTCGCTCGGGCGAGTCCACACACCGAGTCGCTCTGCTGTGGCGAGGATCCATTGCGTCTGCCGCGGCGTGCTGAATCTAAAGCCGCTTGAGAGCATGTCTTCGAAGGCAGCGAGTTCGTTCTCGCTCAGCCGCTCCTGGTGCTCGGTGAGTAAAGTGACGAGCAGGGCGTGCAGATCGACAGGAGCAGTCATGTCGGATCCTGGTACCCGTGGATGTGTCCGCACACGAGGGAGTTGTCTGGTCGTCTCGTTCTCACGGTGCCGCAGTCAGCGCAATGAACACGGAACAGAAACCGCAAAACGGACAGTACTGGATCCGTCGAGGCGACGGGTAGAGACGCCAGTACCCAGCCAGTAGCTGAATGTCTTTGTCCGAACACTTCGGACACCTAACAGCAGGGATGTGCACTAGCTCGCCTTCTTCTGCTTCTTGCACTGCGCCGGGTCTCCGTGGATGTTGCCGGTGACGAGATTACCACCGGTCGGTTGCCCCGCGGGGATGAACTGCTGGCAGCGACAACACGGAAGGTCGAATCGCGACGTGATGATGTTGCCGTAGGTGCTCGGGTGGCTCCCGTCGTCCGCGAAGCGTCGTTGGGGAAACCGCCCATGCCCCGCGAAGTCCTTCGCTGGGTCTTTCGTTCGTACCGTCTCGGTCTCCGGAGCGAGTCGGAGATCGAACGCTGGCTTCAGCGCCGCCTGCGGAACATGGAAGCTCGGCATGAGCGAGTTGTCCGTGTTCCAGTACTCGGTCTTCTTTGCGTCGGCGCCGAGCAGCCACCCCACGATGGCGAACGTCGGACTGTCGCGATCGATGACGAGCACGAAGACATGGTCGTCCGCGTCGTTCTCCTCGACGACGAGGTTACCGAGGACGAAGCTTGTCGTCTTCACTTCGAGCCCGGTGACGTCTCGATCGAGGTTCTTCCAAATCTTCCATTTCGAGAGCCCCTCGAACTCCCCGTCCCACTTTCGGTTGAACGCGATGGAGACAGCGTACTCGGCGACTGCATTCTTCACGTCGAGCTCAACCGCGTGGATGGTCGAACCTCGAGCACGGTGTCGCGCCTTTCCAATCTGAGTCGCGAACGTCACCTGCTCGGGCTTCAGCGCCCCCGTCATCCTTCTCGCCATTTATTCGATGACCTCGTTCGTTCGCGGATCTCGAGTAACGACACGCCGCTCGGGCTCGGGTTCAACGAGCACGGCCACCGGCGCGGGACGAGGCGCAGGGCTTCGTGGCGGCGCCACCAGACGCGGCCCCGTGGCGTCCGCGTAGCGGCGCCGCTTCTGGGCGAAGGGAGCTTTCGTGGCCGCCATCCTGCTCCTTCGAGGGTGCGTCCTCTCTTGGTTTTGGTCAAGGAAACGCGGCCGAAAACTGGAAGCCATTTGACAACGGTGGCTAGCTTGGCTAGCAAGGCTATCCAGAGCAGGTCGCCGGTTTCTCCCATCCCCCCATGGCCACCCGGTGGCCTGCTCGCTTCTTTCAGAAAGGATTCGCCGATGCTCGACAAGGACCAGCGCGAGAAAATTCAGAATGCCGTCCGGCTACTGCAGCTCGATGGTGATCGAGACGTCTGGGCGAAGGTGGCAGAGGATCTTTATGGCTCCGGCATCCGAGTTCCTTTCCTTTTGAGCGACATGGTCGGCGAGTTGAAACGTCATCGGCACAATCTGTCCCGCGTGGAGGAGCAGGCCCGGAGCTACCAGGAAATGGCGAGACAGGAGGCGGTGGAACTTGAGCAGATCCGGGCCAAGCTGATGGTTGGGCTAGCGGACTTTCTTCTGACCGATGGGAGCGAGTAGGTGAAAACTAAATTGAGAGTTCGGGTCGAAGACTTTCGAGTGGCGAGCGGCGCCACGGCGTTCAATGGGCAGCTCGGTACGATGGCCCTTCCAGCCGTCGACCGGATTCGACTCTGCGCCTCGCTCTGTATTGAGGAGCCTCTCGAGACGCTGGAGGGGTTCGGAGCGGACCCGGAGATCATTGCGCGCATGAAGGTTCTTGCAGCGGAGGCCGTTGCGAGCATCGTACGCGGTCGATGCAACATCGTAGAGGTCGCTGATGGCCTCGGCGATAGCGACTACGTGAACGAGTGGGCTCGGTGCGAGTTCGGGCTCGACGGCGAACCTATTGCTGACGAGATCCAGCGCGCCAACCTCGCAAAGTTCGGTCCTGGGAGCAGCTTCAATGCGGCCGGCAAGGTACAGAAGCCTCCTGGATGGACGCCTCCGGACATCGCCGCGGTGCTACGCACGCAGGGATGGAGCGTCGCGTGAACGGACGGCTGATTGCGATCTCGATTCTGATTGCAGGTCAAGGGATCGAGTCGGCAATCAGTAGGCATCCCGTAGCGACCTGCGTGTGTGCCTCGGAGCACAGGTAGATGAGCTACGGAGAAAAAATGATCCTGACGGGCATGGTCATCGGCGTCCTCACTATGGTGATCCTCGCGGGCCCCAGCTGGTGGTCTCGCGGTCGCCAGGTCGTCGAACTCCGTCGTCGGCTGGCGGAGTACCGGAGGGATTGGAAGAAGCCATGAGCCCCCAATCTCCACTAAGGGTTTCCGTTCGTCCGGACTTCGACATGATCGAAGTCAGCACGGACGGCCCTGCGCGCACGAAGGACGGACGTCCATGGACCCGGTGGGCGAAGTACGGCTCTTATGCCGGTTGGCACGCGGTCGGTGCCCGGAAGCCGAAGCTGTCTGGGCAACCGAAGTTCTGGGAAGCGGTCTTTTCGGTGGCGTGCGCCGTCGCGGGTGGCAACCTCGACCAGGTTCATTGCTGTGGACGCGGAGTTCTGGCGCTCGGTGGCCTTGGTGTCACGATGCGAAGCGGTTACGCGCAGCTTCTGCTCCACTGCTGCCTCATCAACAACCCAGTGCGGTACGTGGAGGTGATGGCTCCGGTGCTCAAGGAAGTGGGCTGCTACACGAAAGAGAACGACAAGAGTCCGAGTGGCGTCGTGATCTACGGATACAACGATTTGCCCTACGTGACCGAAATCGAGCTGAGGCGGTTGATCCTTTCCGGTTCCGATGGCGTCAAATGGACGAATCCGCAGAAGTCGCGCGCCCAGCTCTGGGTCTCCTGCTGTTCGGAACTCCTTCGTGACGAACGAATGGACGCGGCCCAGCAGTCGTTCGCCGAGGAGGTCATGCCGGCGCTCCTTACGGAGGACACGAAGGTCGCAGTCAAATGGCCTCGGCAGGGGCCGCGGGACTTCTGGCAGTACACGAAGGAGCAACAGCTCCTCTGGGGCCTCGCGTGCGTGCTCGCGCTCGCGGACGAAGAAGAAACCGAGACCTTGATGGTCGGCGCAAGGTCCCTAGCTGATGTGAGTGAAGGGTTTTCCGCGGAGGATATGCTCCGGCAGCTCGATGTGCAGCTCTATGGGGGTAGCTACGAGCAGTCCTTCCGCGACCGATGCCTAGCGGCTCTCGTCCTGCTGGCGAAGTTGATGAACGTCGAGGCCGTGACGAACATGGGGATCGTGACGTGATATGGCCATCCGGATCTGCCGCAACATCGAACCCGTGGGACCTCCCGAGCGCTTCGAGATCCCAGCTCACCGTGAGCTCCGTCGGCACCGCGAAAGAACACCAATGAACCAAGAAAAACTAAAAGCTGCGCTCGACGCGGTGGTGGACCTCATTCAGGACGAACTCGTCAGCGACGACCGGCAGCGATTCAACCGGATCGGGCGCCTGACGTCGCTCTGTCAGCGGCTGCAGAAGGAGGGGAGCACCCGGGTGAAGGACTTCATGGGGGACGGTCTCATGAATGGAATGGGCGTCGTTGCCGGCGCCCAGATGGATGCCCTCGACCTCTACGAAAATGGCGTCGGCGCGTACGATATGAATGCCCAAGTGCCGTTTCCGGTGCCGCCAAACGACACCCAGCAGATAACGCGGGAGCTGCTCGCTCAGGTCGCACCGGCAATGGCTTCTCTGAACGAGCAGAATGCGGCCAAGGCCCGCGCGTCGGAAGCCCGCGAACTCCATGAGTTGATTCAGATTCGGGAGAACTTGAAGAATATTCGCGAGTGCGAGCCGCGCCATGTGGAAAGTCTCAACAAGCGAATCGACGAACTTTTGTCCGCGGTGTGCAAAGGAGAACAAGTAGATGCAGCAGTTCACATGGTTCCTGCCCTCGATGTACGGGGACATCAAGCTCAACCGAGTGACGTCGGAGGTAACGAAGCTCACGCTGACCGGGCTGTCCCCGACAGAGAAGATGGCCGTGAAGGCGCTCTTCGAGAAGGCGGTGAAGCCGGGATGGCAGCAGAAGATCTGGGCGACGGAGGCGATGCTCGAGGAGGTGGACCTCGGCTCGCTCCGGGAGCAGACGGTGGACCTGAACGCTCCAATGTCGAAGGTCCAGGACTTCCTACAGAGGCAGCTGAAGCCGCACCGAAAGCAGATCTCGGCGGTCCGGTTCACGAACGGGAAGCTGGAGGAGCTGAGCGAGGCGACTCTTCAGGTGATCGACTCCTTGCCAGCCGCTCCGGTCACTTCGCCGCCGGCGACCTCATCCGCCGCGAAGGATGGTGAGGAGGAAGCGACGAAGCGTAATCCCAAACCGAAACCGGTCCCCGCGGTCGCCGTGACCGTGGCGCAGCCGGTGCTCGGTTGCCCCGCTCCGGAGTTCGACGAGGTCGACCTCCGGGCGAACCGGGTGCTCGCTGCGTTCCTCGAGCCCGACCAGGTAGAGGACTTCAACCGGTACCAGCAGTTCGTGGCGGTCGGGGCCGACACGGGGCACCGGTACATGTTGAGCTCCCGCTCGTGCAAGCGGGCGCTCTCGAAGCACTCATCGTTCCGGTCCCTCTTCGATCTCGACGAAGAGAGAGCGCTCTGCGTGCACGATTGGGAGGTCCCGGAGGGGGAAGAGCTCCTGGGGCTCTTCGTTCATATCTCGCTCCCAGATCTCGAGCAGTACGTCCGCGGCATACCGGCGATGGGTGTCTACGAATGAGCCTAGAGACGCAGCGCCTACTCGTGAAGGGCATCCTGGAGAACGCGGACCGGTTTGATTGGTCCATTCAGGGATTCGGGATGCTCCGCATGTACCTCTCGAAGGAGGTGCGGCTTCACATCTGGAATCCGGCGTTCGTGGTGTCGAACGTGTCGACGGTCCATGACCACCCCTGGTCCTTCAGGTCGGATGTGATCTGCGGCACCATCTGGAACCAACGCTACACGGTGCACCGCCGCGGTGAAGACGGACGAATGCGCGACGATCCTCCGTATCCGATTCAGGCTACATACGAGCCTGCGGAGGACACGGATCTCTGCGTCGTGATCCGGTGCGGTACGGGCGGTGGCATCGACAAGGCCTGCAACGCCGGAAATCCCGAACCTCGTACGCTCATCCCGTGGAACCTGCAGACCTACGGAGCAGGGACGTCGTACGACCAGATGGCGTCCGATGTCCATGAGACCCGGGCGCAGGGCGGCACTGTGACGCTCGTCACTCGGGTGTTCAACGAGGACACGGAGCACGCGCGGGTCTTCTTCCCGCTCGGGACCGAATGGGTGAGCGCGGAGCCGCGCCGTGCGACGCCTGCGGAAAGGGCGTCCTTCGTTCTGCCGGCGCTGTCGCTCCTCATGAAGGAGCAGCTGGCGTCTGATGGGAAGCCATGATCGAGACGAAGCCGTGGCCGGACAACGAGGAGGTAAAGAGCTTCCCCGCGAACGCCGTAACAGTCGAACTCACGCAGGACGAAGTCCTTCAGGCACTGGCTACGTACGTAGGAAACGCGCGCGGCGACAAGTTCCCGGCAACCGCATGGATTCAGTACAGGAACACACCCGGGAAAACGACCATCAGGCTGACGTACTGGTGTCACAAAGAGGAGTCACAGTCATGAGCGCGCTCGACATGGGAATCACCGCTCCGTGCCCGTTCTGTGGCTGCAGAGACGCTCCGGATATCGTGGAGGATGGGAGCGAGGTCTACGCCTTCTGTGAGGACTGCCTCGCACAGGGCCCTCCGACCCGTATCGGATGTCGCGACGAGGACGAGGATGGTCCCTTTGATCTCGAGAAGGAGGCGCTCGAACTCTGGAACGACCGGGGTCCCAAAGCGGTCACTGTCGAGGCGGTCTACGACCTCTGCCCTGCGCTCGAGGCCTCCCTCGCGGCACTCGAGTCCAAGGAACCGACCGTCCGCGCGGTGCGCGAGAAGCTCGAAGCGGCCATAACGAACATCGGCGACCGAGCGAAGCGGTTGAAGGTAGACCTGACGCCGAAGGAGCTTGCGCTCTTCGAGAAACGGAAGCGACCAGATGGTTGAACGTCGCCTCACGTTTCACGTAACGAACTCGAAGCTGCAGCCCGATGGCCGGTACGGGCAAGAACTATTGCTGGACGAATTCAGCGTCCGCGGCGCTGCTGTGGATCCAACAACCGTTCAGGTGGGCGCCACCTTTCAGAAGGTCACCCGTTTAGAGGGAACCGACAACACGGAACGATGGGGGTTTGCTGGTCCGTATCGGACATGGACGCCTGGTACGACCCTCAGTTTCGAGGGAAAGACAGTACAGAAATCCGTGAGAATTACCTTTAAGGCCCTCCCGAAAAATCTCAACTGGGACATCCCGGTGTCAAAATGAACGAACTCGCCGAAGTGTTGGACACCCTGAAGCCGCCGCCGCCGCCGACCCAGAAGAAGAGTTGGATCCACGCACTCCCGCACGAGTGGCTCAGACTCGAGGAGCACGAGGGGAACTGCGACGAGCTGCCGTCCTGGTTGACGCCGAAGACGGGCTGCCCGAAGTGCGGCGCGGCATGGCTTTCGGTGGGGCAGGTTGCATTCGGCAGTACCTGCCACCGGGGAAGGCTCGGTCCCAGGCTCGAGGTCCTCCAGATCGGGCACATCGAGCCCCCGATGGCGGTGCGGCTCGAATGCGGCGGCGGTCACCTGGTGGAGTTCGATGGGCAGCTGCTCACGGTGATCGAGCCCCTTGGCGCAAGACTGTTGACCTTAGGCATTATGGGTATTGTCGGCATGGCTTTCTATGGAAGAGCGTTTGTCGCAACGGAGCGTCCCCAATGAAAAGCGGCGCCCTCGACGCGCTCCTTGGTGAGCTGCGGACCAGCGAGATCGACTTCTTCAGTCCTAGCGCCGTCGAGCGCTGGATAGAGAGAGCTTTCGCTGCTGGCAAGCAGGTGGCGTTCTCAGCAGCGCTTCACGAGTGCGACGCGGAGGTCAAGCGGTACGCCATCTCGATGCCTCAATACGATGCCGCGCTGATGATCGCGCAAGCCGTCGAGCGTCGCTGGAAACTCGACGTGAATACGGGCCGACTGAGGGATTTATGACGCACATCGACGACTGGGTCTACAACCACAGCAACCCGTCCTACCCGCGGTGGCTCTTCCTCCACTTCCGGCTTCCAGCCCACCTGCAGCCGCTCGCCAGAGAATTCATTCAGACGAAGCTCTTCTGCAAGTACAAGGAGAAGCCCTACCGAGTGACCGGCGCGGGCCGGTTCGGGGAGATCTGGCTGACCGAGGACTTCGAACAGGAGACAGGGTACCAGCTCACGGCCGACGTGGACGAGTGCTCGGACTGGAGCGACCATGTCTGAGGTGTGTGGGCATCCGGCAGCGGCATGCCACGAAGGCCCCCGCGCGCCGGCTCGCTGGGGCTCGTGGCCGACGGAGGTCTGCGAGCTCTGCGGGTACTACCGGCTGAACCTGCCGAATGTGAGACCGAGACCACAATGGGAGAAAGGACCGGTACCTAAGCGTGACGACTATGACGAGTAACGCAGAATCGAAAGCCTGGCTCGTGGAAGATCCGTTCGACGACGAGAATCGGATGGTCGTCGTGCACGGGGCAACGCGGGGCGTGGCGAAGAAGATTGGGCTCGCCGAGCTGAGCGAGTTCGGGTACCCGGAGTGGACTGACCTGCGTGTCACTCGCGCCCCGAGCTTCGACGGGATCTACGGCGACGCTCTCACACGCGCCCAGCTCGCCGCCGGCTGGTACCACGGATGCTACACATGCCGAGAGCATGTGCGGTCCGAGGTGGTGCCGGGTGAAGTATACGACGAGGGACACCTGTCGGCTCCGTACGTGCTTCGCGATGAGACTGTCTACTGCTCCGTGAAGTGCTGCATCGAGGAGCTCCAGCGGCAGCGCCGGGTGCTCATTGAGAAGTGGGAGGCCATCGAGAAGGCAACCCAGGTGTGGCCCGACGTTCCGGTGATCGATTGCTACAAGAACTCGCACGGGTACGTGGCTCAGCTGCAGCGCCCGGAGAACGACTATCCGACGACCGAGTGGGCGCCGCTGGAGACTCCATGAGCAAGAAGAGAAGAGAGACGCCGGTCTTCAGGGAGCGGAAGCATGGGTGGATCCGTTTTCACGAAGGGGTGAGCCCCATCGACGGAAGGCCTGACGGCTGGTCGATGCCCGATCCAGAGTACGGACCGCTCGGCGAGGCCGCGCACACGGCGCGGTACTCTCTGGCCAATCTGACTCAGACTCAGGCTTACCTGCTCTGTTCGGCCTTCGAGACGTACCACCACCTGATGACCCATCCGAGCGGCACGGAGTACGCCGTGCATCAGCTCCGGGCGATGAGACGTGCTCTCGACGCCGAAGAGGTGGACACCACTCCGGAGAAGAAAACCGCATGAGCGACGATTCGTCCCGTGAGGAGCGTCTGGCTGCGCGTAAAGCGAGGGAGCTGGCGAAGGTCTGTGCCCTCTGCAAGCTCCCGAGCCCTCGGGGCGAGGCGCACAAATGCCCGCACGGAAACCAGTGCCGTCATCGGTCGGATTGGAAGAGCCCCGAGTGCGACGAGTGCTGTCATCCGCTTCGACGGCACATCCCCAAGTACCACCAGAAATATTTCGCCAAGGACTTCGAGTGAAGGACGACGAGGTGACCGCTCTTGTCGCTCCGCAGCCAGCGGAAGCATTTCCGGATCTCGGACTCAAGCTCCTTGGCCACTGCATTTTGTGCGGCGGTCCCTGCTACGGCGAGGGATCACAGATCCATACCGAGGCCTGCGCGCAGTTCAGGGAGCAGTTCGAGACTCTGCGGGCCCTGCAGCTCGTGGAGTGCACGTTGTGGGGAGGAGAAGTGGACATCCGTTGCTCGGTGTGCGGGCGCGCCTGGTTCAAGGGCGAGGCGGAATGTCATCGCATTGGGTGCATCGCCGGCCCATTCGCGAAAAAGGAAGTAGCGCCATGAACGACGAAACTGGACTCCAGCCAATGACATTTGATCCGTTGCCCAACCCGTGGCGCGACTGCCTGCCGAGGTGCCACGCAGGTGGGGGCTGCAAGAAGATCGGCGTGAAGTGGGTGGCGCGGCACATCCTCTACTGCGACGACCACGGAGGAGCGTGGCTTCTGGACGCTCCATGGGCGAAGCTGGCGAGGGCGGAAGGCGTATGACGCTCACCGATGCGAACGGATTCCTCTCGTTCATCTTGAACGTCGCCGGCAACATGATGCTCGCCTGGAAGTGGAGGAGCGGCTGGGTGGTCCGCATCGTCGCGATCGTGTCGTGGGGACTCTACGGTCTTCAGATCCGAAGCAACCCCATCATGCTCAACGCGGTCACCTTCTTCTGCATCAACTGCTACGGCTGGTGGAAGTGGAGGAAGGAAGAAAAGCTGAAGGCGGAGAAGAAGCCTTCGGAGTACGAGAAGTGGTTCGAGGAACAACGGAGGTCGGCTTAGATGGCAATCGCGGATGAATTCACGACGGGTCTCTATCGGCACTACAAAGGCGGGCTGTACACGGCCATCGCGCTCGTGACGCACCACGAGACGAGGAAGCCGATGGTCCTCTACGTGTCGCACACGTACGGCGGGATGAACGTCCGACCGCTCTATGGGTGGAGAGGGGATCCTGACGGGTGGGCGGACCTGATAGACCCGTCGTTGCTCGATCCGGACCAGCCTCGCGGACACACGATGCCTCGATTCACGTACGTCGGCCCGCTCCCGAGCGACACGCCGGTCACGAAGCGATGAAGAATCCCGTCAACTGGTCCCTGATCGAGGCGCTGATGGGGCTTGCGATCCGTGGAGGGCAACTATCGAAGGAAGCGCACTCGGAGCTGCAGCGAGCCCATGCCCGTCACCCGGCGAAGTACAGCGAACTCCACAAGTCCGTGAAGAAGGTCGAGATGGACAGAATGGCCATGAGGGATCCGAAATGAGCTCCACAAATCGCGGCGCCGAACGTGAGGAGGAGGACCAGTACTTCTCGAGGTATCCGGTCGCGCTCGGCATCTGTGAGGCCCTGAAAGGATACGGAGTCGCGGCTGCGGGGAAGCTCCTGGAGCCGTCGGCAGGGACCGGCGCGTTCGTGAGCACGGCCGCGGAGGTGTGGGAGCCGACCACGCTCGTCTGGAACGACATCAACACGAAGCTCATCCTGCCAGAGCACGAACAGCGAGCCCGTGGCTTCACCGAAAACCTGGTGAGTCTAGAGTCCGACTTCCTGCTCATGCCTTCGACGGGCGACTACGATCTTGTCGTAGGAAATCCGCCGTACTCGGAAGCAGAGAAACACGTCCGGAAAGCCCTCACGATGATCCATGAGGACGGTTTCGTGGCGTTCTTGCTGCGCGTAAACTTTCTCGCCGGCATTGAGCGCACGGCTGGGCTTTGGGCTGAGCATCCCCACGAATTCATGGGCGTGCTCGATAAGCGTCCGAAATTCGTGGACGGATACCGCATCAACAAGAAGGGGAAGAGGGTCAAGAAGGGAACAGACTCGTGCGAGTACGCGGTCTTCGTCTGGAGAAAGGAGCGTCCGGAGTACGAACCGGTGACGCGCTGGATCCAGTGGTCGAAGTACGAGAAGCGATTCAAGAACACGGTCGCGCGCATCGAAGTGACCGCAAAAGTGGACACGCCGCCGAAACTCGTGGCAGGTTCACGAGCTCGAAGGAGCTGACACATGAAACGATTCACGATTCTCCTGCTCACACTCGCGACGCTGTTCGGAGCGGTCGGGGCTGACGCTGATACGTCGGGTCTCGCTCGCTGGCTCTACTCCATCGCTGAGAAAATGCCGCATTCTGCGGCCCCCGGGGAGACGAGGGAGCAGTATCTCGAGCGGCTCTCTGGCATGACGAAGTCCGTCGCCGTCGCGATGAAACCTTACGCAAACGGGCAGGGCTGGACGACGACAGAGCTCGCGCTCGCCGAGCTCGAGCTCTGGAACGCCGAGACGCTCTTCGATCAGAGGATCCATGCTGGCCTCGAGCATCCCAAGTGGACGCAGGACAGCGGTCGGGCGAAGTGCATGGGACAGATCCATGTCTCGCTCCTCGTGCCTCAGGACCAATGGGAGAAGCTCGTGGGCACGGACGAGGGCGCGACTCAGATGTGCGCGGATGCGACGGCCCGGGTGCTCGTCGCGCAGGCGCGAAACTGCGGCGTGTGGGCGGGTCAGCGCGCGGACAGGAACAAGGTGGCCAAGGTCTTCGCGGCATACGCGAGCGGCGGCGCCTGCGTGCCGCAGGAGCGGGACTACGCGCGAGCCGACAAGTGGAACTCGTTCATCGCTCGGCGCCCAGATCGGAGTCCGATTCGTGGCTTCCGCCGCGCGGGCCCCAGGGAGCTCACAGCGGAGGCGATCGAGGAGGCGCGCCGGATGGCTGCAGATCTAGGCAAGGAACCGAGTGTGCATGTGGGCAGCATGTCGCTCGAGTTCGGTTCTGGGCCGGAGAAGTACCAGCTTCTGGTGGAGAAACACGCCGACAATAAGGTCGGCGTGAGTGTCTTCCTGAGGGAAGCGACTCAGGCGGGGCGATAGGGGATGAAACGACTCGAACAGTTGAATCAAGAGGTCACCGTTGCGATCTTGAACGCGGAGACCGTCGATCGAGATCTGGAGCGGTGTCGTCTCCGTGCGGTCGAGCTTTGGGAAAGAGTTCTGAATGCGGAGCAGGCGCTCGTGGATTGTCTCCCGGTAGGAGCAACCATGGAGCGGGATATCGCGGAACGCGGAGTCACCTCAGCCAGAGAGAGGTTGGAAGAGCTCCGTCACGCGGGCTGATAGAGCGTCGAGCCCTGGTGCCATCCGATGGGATGCATCCCTGAGTCCGGCTCGTGGCAGTGCCACATGCGCAAGATCCCGAGGAGCCCCCCGTCCGCATCCGTGAACGTCGTCCACGTACCCCAGGGAAGCGATAACGCGTGGACGGCCGCGGAGGTGGCGACAGAACTCACGGACCCGGAGTACTGTCGCCAGCCGGCAGGTGGCGAAGGCTGCGCGCTCGGCGACGTCCCCTTGCAGACCCCTTCTGGGATCTCAGCAGGCGCTTCCTCTTCAGGCTTCCGGAACGCGAGCCAGACAATCCCGATGGCTCCCGCGGCGACGAGCGCGCCGCCGGCGAGCATGAGAGGAGAGCGGGCCATCTGGACTAGAGGATACCGAGCCCTTAGGCTTCGGGGAAGGACAACAGCGTGGACACCTACATCGCGAAAGCGCTCGATGAGCTCAAGAAGAAGAGTCTCACCGAAATCCAGGTCGAGACGGCGCTCGTGTGGTGCGGCCGCGCCTGCGCTGCCGCGGAGCTCGGGCTCCAGGTGGACGCCGTCGAGTACGCCCACGAAGCCATCGAGCACGCGGCGTTGAGCGGCGACGATGGTGTCCTCAACTACGTGAGATATCTTCTCACACAGTTCCGGGTGCCGGTTTGAACCCTGAGAAGGAGGCTCAGCGCCATCCTCGCTGCTGCATCTCGTGGCACGAGCCAGGCGTCTATTTCTCTGGTCCCGATGCTTACGGCTGCCTTCAGTGCGACCGCTGGCTCGAGTCGAAGTGTCCACCGGAAGAGCACTGCGCGTTTTGCACGCAGCGACCGGACAGGCCATCGGACATGATTCCGCCGTGACGTTCCTCTACTGGTACGTGTCATGTGGGATCGTCACCTGGGTGCTGCTCGTCGCTGATCGACAGGCTCGTCTTCATCCCCGCATCTTCGTGCCTGCTTTGCGGCTAGCCATTCGGGACTTCGGATGCGTCCGCGTTGCCCTCTGGGCCCTCCTCTGCCTGGTCGCCTGGTGGCTCGTCCTCATCGCGTGGTCGACGAGTTGGCTGCGTCCTCGGCCGTAAAATCGCCGGATCCTTCTCAGGCTTGCTCGTCCCACGGGGGAGGGAGTACCCTCCGGGTATGTCCGTCGGAGGATTTGTCAAATGAGTAGGTATGGTTCCGTAACAATCGCCAGCCCCACGGCCTCACTCATCACACGAGTGCTACAAAGTTCCGACCCTGTAGCCCTCGCGGCGGCAGTGAACGCGGCGATCACTGCGATCTACGCGCTCGGAACGAGCTACCGCGTCATCGACATCTCGCTTTCCGGCGCCGGCGACGGCAACGCCTTCATCGTCGTCGTCGAAGCGGGCCGCACGGCGGATCTCGTGGATGGCGGTTTCGTGGCAGCTCCACAGGTCACCTGCTACCTCGCTTCGGAAGCGGAGGCTCTCGCCATTGCTCGCTCCCAAGCACAGCCGGCGAGCGGCGTCGTCTCCGATTCTCAGATCGCGGGCTCCTCGAAGGGCACTCAGTTCATGGGGATGCTCGTTCGCGGCACTCCTTCGGTCGGAACGGTTGGTCCCACGGGACCGACTGGACCGACTGGGCCGCTTGGCACCGGACCCACCGGACCCACGGGCAGCACCGGCGTCACCGGCACCACCGGAACGACGGGCCCGACTGGGCGCACTGGCAGCACGGGACCCACCGGTCCGACTGGACCGTGATCTCGAACTGATCTTGTAGCCGTACCTGCTGAGTCGGGTACAGAATGAGTGCACGAACATGACCAGGTACGGCTCCGTTGTTATCTCGAGTTTGTCGTCGCGGATTTCTCGCATCGTCGAGAGTTCGGATCCCGACGATCTGGCAGCGCTAGCGAACGCTGCGGTGACAGCGCTCCCCTCCGGCTACGTGGTCGTCGAGATCACGCTGGCCGGCGCGGGGCAGGGGCCGACCTTCACGATCTCGATCGAGGCGGGTCTCGCCGCGGACGTCGTCGGCGGCTTCATCACTCCTCCGGTGCTTCGCTGCTTCGCCGCTTCGAATGCGGAGGCACTTACGAGTCTTCGTCCTGCGGCTGGTCCCCCGGTCGGGCAGATCTACGCCGACACGCAGTACGCTGGTGCGAGCAACGGCCAGCGCTTCATGGCGCTCGTCGTCCAGGGCCCTGTCGTCTCCGCCTCCGGCACCGTAGGCCCGACGGGCGCGACAGGCGCTGCGGGCAGTGCGACGAACACCGGCGCGACGGGCGGCACGGGACGAACCGGACCGACAGGCGGCACGGGCGCGACGGGAGCCGCGGGCGCCGCGGCGAACACAGGAGCGACCGGGTCGACCGGACCAACGGGAACGTCGAGCACGGGCGCGACGGGGCCGACCGGCACCGCGGGCGCCGCGAGCACGGTCACGGGTCCGACGGGCACGGGCGGGACGACGGGAAGCACCGGTCCGACCGGCACACCTGGAACGGCCTCCGGCACGGGCGCGACGGGGCCCGCGGGCGCGGGCGGCGCGACGGGGCCAACTGGCCTTCAAGGGACTGCAGCGAACACGGGCGCGACGGGCCCCGCGGGCGCGGCTGGCACAACGGGAGCCACTGGAACCGCTGGCGCCGCGAGCACGGTCACGGGTCCCACGGGCACGACGGGCCCGACCGGTTCCGCTGGCGCTGCGGGCGCAACAGGCGCGACTGGCAGGACAGGCGCGACGGGACCTACTGGCGCGAGTCCGACGGAGACGGTCGACTACGTTCCGATTCCGGAACAGGGGATCGCAGCCGATGCGGGTCACAACGTCGGCACGAACTTCGAGGGTGCATCCTTCATCGCACGTCGTGCGATCAACGTCACGAAGCTGCAGTATCGGATCACGGCAGCGGTCGGCGCGAACTTCGTCATCGGTGTCTATCAAGCGCCCGGCGGCGGTTCCGGGGTTGCAAACCTGATCGGACAGACCACTCGTGTGGCGGTGACGGCGAGTTCCTCCATCCAGACAGACACCGTCTTCATCCAGCTCGAAGCTGGTATTTACTACGTACTATTTGGAGTGGCGAACGCCGGTGCGCTCGCGCTCGATGCGTATGGAGTCATGGCGGTCACGCTCATGAACGTCGCGGGTGATGTTGGAGCGACCTTGCATCCCGTGACGTTCACCACGGCCATCCCGGCGTCCGGCGGCGCCCCGGCTACGTTCGACCCAACGACGGGTGGACAGGCCGTTGCGGACGCGGGCAACGCCCACGCACTCGTTCATCGTCTTCTGAGCTAGCCAAGCTAGCCAGCCTGTGGGATGCTAGCCATCCCATGAGCGAAGTCATCGACTGCTTCACGTTTCACGACGAGCTCGACATGCTCGAGTGCCGGCTCGAGGCAATGAGCCCGTTCGTCGACCGGTTCGCGCTGGTCGAGGCCGGGCAGACATTCCAGGGGGAACGAAAGCCCTTCTACTTCCTCCGGAACGAGAAGCGTTTCGCCCCGTGGCGGGACCGCATTCTCTGGCTCGGGACGAACGAACTCCAGGGAGAGACGACATGGGAACGGGAGTACGCGCAGCGCGAGCATTTCCGTCGGCTGAAGACGTTCGGAGTTCCGCTCGATGCGCTGATCTTGAACGGAGATGTGGACGAGATCCCTACCAGGCAAGCTGTGGGCGCGGCTGCGAAGCTCGCCGAGGAGGGGCTCTTCTCCGCATTCGACTATCGTCTGTGCTGCTTCGCTGTCGATTGGGAGTATCCGACGACACTGAGGGGCACGGTGGCCGGGAAGCTAGGAATGATCGAGTCGTTCGCAGACATGCGGCGAAAGCGAGACGTCGTAGAAGGGATCCCGAACGCGGGGTTTCATTTCTCGTGGATGGGCGGCAAAGAAGCGACGCTCCGGAAGCTCGACTCGTTCTCGCACACGGAGATCAAGGACGCCGTGCGCCCGGGGCTCGAGGCAGGGAACTACCTCTCCGAGGGGCGCCATGTGGACGGTGCGAAGCTCGTTCCGATCGAGGTGGACGGGAGCTTCCCGGCGTTCATTCGGGAGCGCCGATGCCCCGCGAACTGGTTTCGTCCTCGCGGCTAAGGCTTCTTCGAGCACGCGCGGCAGACAACGATCCACATCGGGCCCATGGGGTCCTCTTTGCCGAGGAACCGCCAGAGGGCTCCTCTCTTGCTGCAGTTGCCACTGTCGCACCCGCTCTCGAGCGCGAGCCCATGAGGCGGATGTATCTCCGAGAGCGTGCCGTGAGGCGGATCAGGAGGGACGGACGCCACCGGGCGGATGGGGATGACACGCGCGACCATCTATTTGGTGCGCGCCAAGCGCGCCTCCTCTTCCAAGATAGCCTGTGCCGCACTCAAAGCCGTGTGGCGCTCGAAACCCCGCTCTGGGATCTCTCGAAGAATGGCGGCGAGGCGCTGGGCTCGATCTGGGACAAGCGCCTTGATTCCAAGTTCCTTGCGCAGCTCAACGAGGGCGTTCTCCAGCGAGTCCCCGTATCCGTGTTCATTGCCGGCCTGGACCCGCCAGGTGGTCTCGGACCAGCTCTCGCTGGGCATATTGTCATGGCGTTCTCCTTTCTTGAACTCCAGCCGCACCTCCGTCAACGACTCGTCTGGGAACTCGCGTTGCAGCTGAGCGAGAGCGTCTTTCAGCGGCTCGCTCATGAATTCCCCCACGTTTTTCTGAACCAATCCTCCCACTCCCATGGCTCGATGAGCCCGAGGTAGTCCTGTCGGTTTGCCTCTAGATCACCCCAAGTGAGTGAGCCACGGTCGAAGCCGCGCGTCTTCACTGTCATCTTTTGCGACGGGATGAGAAGTCCGATGCCGTAGTCCGAGTTGATGACGCGAAGGGGATGCCCCTCCTCACGGAGCTGCATCACGGCCTTCCACACGTCGCCGGTCCATTCGCTCTGGATGCCGGGAACAATCTGCATTGCCTCCGTGTGCGGGTTGCAGTCATGGAGCACGATGACGCCGCCCGCGGCAAGATTGAGAAGGGAGTCCTGCACCTCGGCGTAGACGACCTCTGCTCGATGATCTCCGTCGATGAAAACCAGGTCGAACTGGTTCACCCGCCCGTTGACCATCCGGAAGAATTCCTGGGAGGTTTTCGGTACGAAGACGTCAGACGCGGCCACGGCGGCAATCTGAGGCATTGGGTCCACGCCCCATTTCTCCTTGGTCTTCATTTGCCGCATGTTCGTGCCGTCGCAGACCCCAATCTCGAGGTACCGCTCCGCGGCGATGATTTCCGAGATCTTGTTCAAGACGTCCCAGTGCATGACCATCAGCGCCTCCTTGTCCTTCCTAGCTCCTCGAAGCTTCCACCCGGGCGGCGGCTTTCCATCGAACGGCGCGCTGTACTGCACGATGCCCTCGTGCCCGTTCCAGCGAGGGTTCCGGGACTCCCCGCCCCACTTCCGGAGGAAGTAGGCGTGGTTCCGTTCGCGCCCGAGCCTGAGCCAGTCAGGGTTGCCAGTGGCCGTGAGCGTCGCCCATCCGTGGTGCGTCACCGGCTCTGTGAGAGGGGCCCTCCGGACCACGAGAAGCCGTCGCATGCGTTCGTCGTAGTCGACATCCTCGTAGTACGCCGGCCAGAAGTTCTCGTCGTACCAGCCCACCGTGCGCGTCACCGACGTCGCTTGCCCGAACAGGGCCCACCCGTCTCCCTCGACGAAGTCAGCAAGACCGTCCTCGAGCCCTCGAGAGAGTTCCTCGAACGTCTTCTGACCGAACTCGATGTCGTCGTTCGAGATGATGACCCCAACGTCGTCCAGAGTCATCTCGAGGATGCGGTTCCAGGCTGCGGCGACGCCGATGTTGCGCCCCGGGTGGATGAGCTCCACGTCCGCAGCACGCTCTCCGAGCACGTCTTTCAGACGTTCTGGACCGAACCCGTTGCCGTTGTCGATGATGATGTACCCGTCTGGTCTGACGGAACCGCCCTCCGCGGAAAGAAGCAACGATTCGAGGAGGTCGTAGCGGCAGTACGTGGGGATTCCGAGTTTCAAGGCAGTTCTCCGTTCAGCAGATCGTTCACGAGACACCAGTCGAACATCTTCCAGCGCGCCGAGCTCTCCTCCACGCTGTGCGTAACGATGACCTTTCCGTCCTCAATGAGCATCCCGGCGGCGTACTCGACGCCCGAATGATCGAAGGTGAAGAGCGGGCTCCGTCGCCGGAGCTCGTCCCCTTCGATCTCGATGAACCGGTGCATGTACACGGTCCTCTGATCGGAGGTGTTCGGTCCCTCGAACCACGCCGTCTCGTGAATCATCGCGAGCCACCGGTCCGGGTAGTTCGGAAGCCGCACGGGTGCGCAGCTGCCGCGCCACCGGGAGCAGTTCCACTCCGGCGTCGTCTGGGACTCGACGGTGCATTCACCTGTCTCCGTGTCGACGACGAGCACCGTGAACGGATCGTAGCCGTAGATGACGCGGAA